CTTCTTCTTCGTTCACAACTAGAAGCTTCCATGCTTCAAGAGCTCTTAGAATAGTTCCCTTTTCGTCTTCTTGAAACGTAATTGAAACGTCACCTACCCTCGTAAAGGAGGGAAGGATCACTTCTCCTCCACCGAAGTGGAAGGATTCTCCTGAGAACTCCATAGTAGGAAAAGTTATGGCTTCTAGATACTGAGTTTTTATATCAATATCGTTAATAGAAAGAATCCATTTATAAACCTTTTGGACTTGAAAAGAATTCACTCTATTTAATTCGAAAGCCATAACCTACTCTACTTATGCGTCGTCGTCAGTATAATCGTAACTGAAAGTCACAGATACTTTAACACTGTCACTAGCGGCGCCATCTAAAATAGAATCAGCCACGTCTTCAACATACATTCCTATCATTTTAATCCGCTTGGTTTGGTTCTTGCCAGCATCATATAATTCTAAGAAACCGTCTGTCTTATACTCAGCAGGCTCAGCTTGAACACCAGTAACTGGATGCCACTGTAAGTCTCTCCAAGATCTGAACGCATTGTAAATACGAAGATCAGAAGACTCTTCATACTCAATGGTTAAAGTTCTCGTATGGATACCACGACCAGCATGCTTAATGGTATGACCGTGATGATTAGACTCGAAAGATTCAACAGCAAAGCCAGGGATAGAAGCGGTAGTAACTGATAAACGAATCAGGTTACCATCACCGTTGCCAGGCATACTAGTAATCAATAGATCGAAGTTATACGAACGAAGGGGATCACCAATCCTTCTTACGTCTTCTAATGTAACAGGCATAGTATTCTCCTTATTATGCGCTCAAGGCTCCGCCAGCGATTAACTCGTCAAAAGAAGCACCGGATCTAGTAATTACAGCTGTCAATTGAATAAACTCAGCAGCTCTAGCAGGCTTCAAGAATATGTCCACGTTCATTTGGTTGGCATCAATAACGGCAGAACCATTATTTGAACCATCAACAACTGTACGGAATTCCTGAAGGCCTCTACGATCTTGTACTCTCTGTAGAAATTCATCAATTTTCTGTTTGATTAGAAGTCTAGTGAAAGAATCGTTCAACTCGAAAACGTCAGAAAGAAGAGCAATAGATATTGATTTCTCAAGAACAATTAACAATCTTCTTACATTAACTCTATCAAGTGCTGAAGCTTCAGCTTGCTGAGTTCTTTGTCCCCAAACAACTGTACCCTGTCCTGGAAATACTCGGATAGGGTTAATGCCATTAGGGTATAAGAGGTCACGTTCGCCTTGGGTATAACGAGTGTCTAATCCAAGAATACTTAATTGACCACGTCTCAAACCAGCAGGAGCAAACCATGGATCGGTAACCTCATCAGTTCTAGCATAAACACCAGCTGCATAGCCTGAAGGAGGAACTAGTAATTCGATATCGTTGAATTCATCAAAGATACGAACATTCGGTCCGTAAAGAGCTGTATAAGAACTGTTGATGTTCTGTACATTACGTCTCCAAGACAAAGCTGAAGAAGCGCCTTGATTAGCACTAGGTACATCCAGTACGCCAATACAATCTAATCTATCTTCGCAGATCTCTTTAATTCTTAACTGAACAGGAACTGTTACAGCTCCACCACCAATAAGAATACGAACGTCTACATCATCAGGGTTTCTATAAAGCTCCCACCCTGTAATTAGATTACTATCTGTAACAGCAGCGCCATCACTTCCTAAAGTAAAGGAAGCTTCTATAACTAAAGCATAATCCGCTTCTATATTTTGAGCAGTAATAGGAGCAGTTGTGAAAGTTACAGAAAAAGCACCTGTGCTATAATTTAAAGTTCCACTTCCACCAAGATCACCAGAAAGATTGCCGAAGCCATCATCTGTGAATACTTCAACAGTATCAGTAATAGAAACGCTAAAAGGTTGAACAGGAACATTAGCAAAGTTACCAGCGAAAGCAGTTAACGTGCCGTTACCTATTCCTAGGACTTCGGCAGTTACGGTGCTCTTAGGCAACAAGCTAGAAGCAGCAGCTGCATTGTTCTTAACCGTAATGAAAACAGACTTGCCATTAATTCTATCTTCTAGAAATAACTGTTGTCCGAATCCATCTAATCCAGCAGTACGAGATACCGTGTGTGTTTCAACTAGAACAGTGTTGCCGTTCTGTAACTGGTAAACTTCTATATCAAAAGTACCAGCGGTCACATTAGTATTCGTAATTTTTACTGAAAGTGAATCACCCCAGACACCAGGATTCTCTGCGAAGACTGAGAAGAGGCTATCTGTGAATGGGGCAAAATCGAAAGATGTTGGATCGTCTTCACCAATAGTTAGAACGGCAGAACCTGCCGCAGCTGCATCACTATTAAGAACAACACCTGAATGCAAAGCACCGTTATGAACTCTAGTTACATAAAGCTGATTGCCATCTTTAAGAAAAGCAAGAGCTGAGTAGTGCATGAAACCTTTAGTAGGATTTGGGTCACCGAATAGATCTCGGAACTGCTGATCACTTGTTACCAAAGTTCTCTGGAATGCTGGACCTCTATCAGAAGCACCGACAATCGCTGAAGTTGATGTGGCAACTGCAGGGATAATTTGACTTAGATCTTTTTCCCTTACAAACACACCTGGGCTTAGAAAAAACGCCATTATGGTATCTCCTAGTTAATTAATCTGAAACTTTCACTAAACCTTTGGGCAATTCCGATACATCAGAAATCGTTGGTAGATCTACGTTAGTAGCCATAGGATTTACGTGATATGTTTCGCCTTTTGAATCGGTGACGTTAATCAAGTCACGAGTCGTATTGGTTACTTTCATACATCTCTCCATTTAGAAAGGGTTATGGTATAAATTCAATATTCTTAATGTTCGTTAAAATAATCTTTGCATCAAAGGCACTGCCAACTAAGATTGTTCTTAGTGTGATAGGGAATGTTTGAATAAAGGATAACCCATCTGTCCGTATCTGTTCCAAAGTGGGATTGACTGGTTCGGGTTCTTCTAACGCTAAGGTCGCATCTATATCTTCGCCGTCGGCTTCTGGGATACTGAAAGTCAGTTTAGTGAAATTTCCACCAGCATTTAAAAGCCAGAATTCAGTAAGATCAGACAGCATTTCAAAGTCATCATGGTATATCCGAAGTCGATACGAAATATCTAAAGCAGCTACTTGCACAAACCTAGCGTCTCCAGTAGTCTCGTCAGCACTAACCTGAATATGATTCCTTGAATACCTAGCGGAAGCATGATTGTTGAACTCTGTATGTCTAATAGGTTCTCTTTGTAAAACAGCGAACGGCAACTTCACTCTGGCTGCATCGTCTTCATCATCAATAGGATCTAATCCTATTCTCAATTTTTCCATTAGTAGGATATCGTTCTTCTCATCGTCTACTAGAGATAACACTATCCTAAAGGCATCGAAGTTTGGATCTATGCCTGCTAATATAGCTAGGAAGTGATCTCTCAATGCCACATCTAATTCTTTTAACATAAACTGTCCATATCATTGCTTATCTATAGGCCTACAATCACTTGTAGCCTTATTAATATGGCAACCTTTGCCCTTTGTTCTATATAACTCGAAGTCAGCGGAAAATGCGCTTGATGTCCTTACCAACGAACTTGTATCTAGCATTTTTAGTCATGACGATGGTTCCAGGGTTTTGTTTCATGTCTTGTATCTTTCGATTAGCAAAACCACCCTGTCCATCTAGTCTTTTGAATACTGCTTCTTCTGAAATAGAAGACCATATATCTGAGATATAACAAACTACAAAACCCATGCTAGTCTCCTAGTATGTCCTGCCTCTGTGAGGGACAAGAGTTAGACGTCTTCCATAAACTGTGGTTGACGATAGTGTTTCATTGCTAATTACTTCGAACGTGTTGAATTCCGTGTTTATTCCTAGATGTCCCACTTCGATCTTTACTAAGGAGCCTATAGGAATACAGTCTGATACTTTTGCAGTAGCAGTGACAGGTAGATCAGCGAACTCATCTCCCGAGTCGATAGCTGACAAAACGAATCGCCAAGCAGACCAATCTATTGATAGGTGAGTTATGAACTCGTCATCGTGCTC